TCTTCAGGTCGCTCGTGAAAATGCTCGGTCTAATCAAGCTATTTCGTTGGCTACTACGGCGTACCTCTCTCAAATTCCTAATGCGAACGTCATGCAGGCGATGAATGAAGCAATGAAGGCTGCAATGACGCCTGTTACTATTCAATCTCCTAACGTTCCTACTGGTCGTACACTTTACAGCTAATGGTATTACCTGCTATCGGTGCAATTGGCACTCTCGCTGGTGGAGTGGGCTCACTATTCGGAGCCATTAGAGGTGGCGGCAGTAGCCAACAAGCCCCAGCAGGCGATTACGCATCATTATACGCTTCACAGTTAGCCCCAGGAAATGTAGAACTTACAGTAGCTGCACAACAACTGGCTGCACTCACAGGCCCTTATGTTCAGTCATTAAACTCCAACACAGCTTTACAAGCTTCCCAATCTTTAGGGCAGTTTAATCAAGCGGCTTACAAAGATCAAACTACAACCGATCTTTTAGCGGGTCTTGCTGGTGCTTATCAGTCAGCTTTAATCGGTAACGAAGATCTTGCGGCTAAGTATAAAACCGCTACTGAGTTTCTAGGTCCATCTACAGCGGCCAGTATGACTAATCTATTTGGTCAAACTGCAGGTGCTTTGCAACAAGAAGTGCTTAAAGGAGAATCTAGTGCTCTTAATAGTATTACTCAGGGTCAGGTTGCACAAGGCTTAAATGCTGCTAATCTAAGAAACCAAACCGTAGCGCAGCTAGCTAGCACTAACATGGACATACGTAAAGAACAGGAAAGAACGAAAAATGCGTTAGCTTTGCAGCGTGGCCAGGTAGAAGGTCAACTAGCGATGAAGAGATATGGTGCCGGCATGGCTCTGGCCGGTGCGCAGATGTTCGCATGATTACTCAGTCTGTAAGCACTTTCCAGACAGTCGCTGATTGGTTGGCATCTTTAGATAGATCAAATAAAGATGCGTTTATTTATTACGCGAAGAACGCAGCTAGCGATATTGAGGCGTACTTATACGCTCGATTTTTAAAACCTAGTTATACAGGAAGTATTAGTGATTTAACTGCTTGGATACAAGAAAAATATCCTAAAAGCGATCTACGTAAGATCTTGCTGATTGAGATTAACGAGCTGCAGGACGACATTCGTAAAGTTAGAGATATGACTCTAACTAACATGTTGGATCACGCCACGGCGGCTACTAAGATCTCAGCGCTTCAAAAAGAACTGCGGTCTCACATTCAGTCGGTACGCGCCATGTCCGATGGTTTAGACCGGCGTGGACTTTTACTTGCCGGCGCCGATCGCTGCCTACGTGAACTGAACCAGACTTTCGATTCGCAGCCTACGATCCAAACACTATTGGAAGATGCAGCGATGTTGGTCTGGTCCGTTCTAGAACGTGAAGAGAAGAGTTAGGTTACAGGTGTCAACCTTTTAACTAAGTTCTCGATAGGGCATCGGAATACGCCCATGAAAGCGTCGTTTACTCCTAAAGACATCACTAGATCTGTGTTTTCTACGTAGGCACCGAAGGGTAAGATTACCGCTGGTTGGAAAGATACGATGTTGCCATCAGCGTTAGTCCACGAGATCAGACGATCGTTTAGAGACCCGCTAAATAGAGGTTTCGGATCAATGTGTGTGATTTTTGTAAAGTCTTTATCTACGATGTAGGCGCCTAAATGGTATAACAGATACGTAAGCCCTGTATTATCTTTTGTCATATGCTTCCAATGGTAGAAGACAATATGACCGTACCCCAAGCTAATAGGTGGTAGTGAGTTAAACGTAGCGCTGCCGCCGGTAACCGTATCGAGGATAATGGTGTCTACGTTCGTGGTTTTATCCTTTTCGCACTCGATAACGAGCGGTCTTGTCGAGTACAAGCACTTGAGTTCGTCCTTATGCGAGAAGAAGCACCAGTTCTTTTCTGCCTTTCCAATAGTTTTGTTCTCTCCGATAGGAGGGATCGCTGGATGCACCGCCTCCCCCTCGGCATTGACGTGGCAAACAACTACTTTTGGGTGATCGAATAGCTTTTTACCACCTTTGTTGTAACTACTAGCGTACGTAGAACCGACAAATTGAACGTAAAGCTCTTTATCAGGTCCGTGAAACAACCTCGGGTCTTCGTAACTCAGCCGGTGAGGCTTTGAGCGGATTTTCTTTGCGCCCATGATTGTTGAATCGTTCGCTAGTTCGCCTATATAGACTTCTGTTGGCGTACGGTTCATGTAAGCGTAGTTGTTATCCGGCAGGAAGTAGAAAGGTTCTGGTTGAGTGCGCCACGCGATAAGAGTTCGATCGCCGTGCTTAATAATGCTTGGGCTGAAGTTCGCTACCGATCCTTCCGGCAACCCTCTGACAATTCGCGTAAATACTCCGCCAAGATCTTCGGCTTGACGGTAGACATTTTTGATCCCCTCCTCTTCCGTCTTGATCTGTTTGGCAACGCCTGAGTAGGCGTGAAAGAAACGGTGTGTTGTTTGCATGATCAAGCGAGAAGGTCGGTGATTGCTTGAGAGAAGCCCTTAGAGACGTGTTCCCAACGGTATTCGGGGCGCTGGGTTAGGGCGTAACACGCGTCAGCCACCTCATCGTACGTCTTTTTATTCGTATACAGTTCGTTGAGGTTGTCTACAACTTTATCAATGTCCACGAGACCTCGGACAACGCCTAGGTCTTTATCTGTCACCCAAGTTGCAATATCAGACAACATACCTACGTCTGCCCATAGATCCCTACAGACCGTGTGGTTAGGGACCACTTGAGGTTTACGGCAGCTCGCGTGTTCAAAACTCACTAAGCCCCAACCCTCACCGTCCGCTGTATTTAATCCAACGTCCGTGGCGTTATAGATTTTGTTCAGCAACTCGTCTGAAGGTGCGTCTAGATAAGAAATTGAGTTTGAGGTTAGGACTAATCGGTTGTATGGGTCCAGTCCGTATCTCTCCATCTCTCGCTGGAACATAGGCATGATGTCCCAACCAAGATCTTTCAGACCCATATGCAGATACAGCATTGTATCTGGCTTATCTACAGCGAACTTAGCAAACGCTTGTACGGTCAGATCGATCCGTTTCCTTGGTTGATTCCTGTTGCCGTTGAATACTATAAATTTGTCTTTAGGTAGACCAAGACTGTCGCGAGCCTCGTCGCGTGACATAGGTTTAAATCTGGCATTGTCTACGCCGTGAGGCAACACAGCCATCCTTTTCGGTTTTATTTTGTGAGCGAGCAGTCTTTCGGCACTACCCACGGTGAATGTCGTGGCGAGATCCCAGTGCTCGATATTCCGAAGCATGTCCGGATAGTACGCTTCGCTGTCGGTTGGGAAGTACGCCAGGAACTTGAACTTGTTCTTTTCTTTTAGGAAGTGAATTTTCTCCCAGACCTGATTCAGAACCCAGATGTCGTTTAAAGCTATAACGATGTCTGGGTTTACTTTTGATACGATTTCAGGAAGCCTCTGCAGCCCAAAACGATCTGGTGCGTTTATTGTCGCAGCAGGGTAAATATCGAACGGGTACTTATGAGGGTCTCCGACTGAGTTAATACCTATTACTGTAACTTCATGGTCTTTATGCAGATGATCTAGTACGCTGTGTGTCACTCGTCCAAATCCGGTATTAGAGCAGGCGTCTCCATACCACAGAACTTTTGCCATTCAGCTGTAGAATCTTGATAGAGCTACTATAGCAACACTGTCAGGATATTGATATGCCCAGTCGTGAGTCGTTTGCGTACCGCCGTGCAGCTCAGATGAAAGCTGTTCGTGCTCAGGAGAGCACAGCGGTCGTTGTGGACAACATCTACACGAAAGCGGCAAACGACTTCCAGACGTTCTGTACTGTTCTTGATAAACCTCCCGCAAAACACATGCTGGAGTGGCACCAGCACTTGATAACAGGTGAATCAAATAAGTACCTTCTAGATATTGCAGGACCAAACCTTGATATTCTGAGCCCCAGAGGGAGCGCGAAGAGCACAGTGCTCAACCTGTTCACTGCATGGATTATAGGACGCCACACGTCCGCTCAGTTGCCTCTTCAGATTATCTACGTTTCGTACAACATCAACACCGCTATACCTAAGAGTCGGATTATCAAGCAGATTATTGACTCTATGGATTTCAAAAAGATCTTTCCGCGAGTCAAGTTGAAGACGGGGATGCAATCGGATGTGGGCTGGTCTATTGACTTTGATTACGCTGGAATCCCCCGCGTGGGTGACGAAGAATTTACTCTGAGAGCAGCTGGACTTCGAGGTTCGATTACATCTAAGCGGGCTCACTTAGTTATCATTGACGACCCTATAAAATCCAGTACCGATATTAAAAACCCGTCTATTCGGGAGGAGATGAATAATAACTGGTCTTCGGTTATTGCTCCGATTATTTTTGAAGGGGGTCGATCTATCTGTTTAGGAACAAGATTTCACCCTCTAGATATACATAAGACACTTTTTGTTGAATCTAAGGGGTGGAAGCAGGTAACTCAAGAGGCACTCACATACGACAACCTCGGAGGAGTGCGTAGTTATTGGCCTGAGCAGTGGTCAGTTAGTTATCTACAGCAGCAGAAAGAACTAGATCCTGTTGCGTTTGCCTTCCAGTATCAGCAGCAGCCTGTACTGACTTCAGATTTAATCGTGTCGCCAGAGCTGCTCATCAAAGGCGAGGTAGTTACAGAGTTTGATTCACTCGCGGTTGGAATTGACCTGTCGGCCAGTAAAAATGAGACAAGCGATTACACAGCGTTTGTTCTAGGCGGGCGTCTAAAAGGTATGTATTACATAATTGACGCGCATCAGTGTAGGAGTATAGGTAATTTAGAGAAGATTGATTTACTCTGTGATATGTTGTTGGAGTGGGGCATCCTTGTAAAGCAAGATAATCTCTTCCTGCCGACCTACTCCACGGTGACCCTCGTGGTTGAGTCAGTGGCTTACCAAGCTTCGCTCTCGGCTGACATTAAGAGGGTCTTGATTAATGAGCGAGAATTGACTAATTTAAATGTTCATGAAGTGAAAGGTTTCCGAGGCGACAAGCTCTCTCGCTTTAGAGGTACACTGGGAATCCTTGAGCACAAAAAAGTGGTGTTTAACAAATATAGAAAGTTCGATGCGCTGTTTGAGCAACTGATAAATGTAGGAGCTACATCTCACGATGACTTACTAGATGCGTACACACACTTGATTACATTCTTGCAACGGAGAGGTACTTTTTCTATCGAGTATTGATATGCAGAGCATTTGGGTAGCGGTCACGGCGCACCGTCCGTTGGATCGATTAAGCGCATTACTAAAAACGATTTCACACTATGATTCGTTCCCATATAAAGTTACAGTGTGCGTCTACATTGATTACGATTCTCAGGATAGTCTAGAGTTTCTAGAGAAAGCTGTAGGTATCTTTTCCAATATTGATGTTCAGGTGAAGGTAGCTAGCCCCGGCTATGAAGGTTGGTTTCTAACTTGGGCGCACAAAACAGATCTAGCGTTAGAGATTTTGAATAAGCGGCACGATCTTTACATCTATCAAGAAAATGATATGGAGTTAACGCTAGAGAACCTTAAGTACTGGCTGACGTGGAAGCCTCGGTTAAATAAACTGGGCCTTGAACCAGGATTTATTAGGTACGAGGATTGCGACGGGTTAAAAGTCCCATTCGATAATCACTGTGTACATTCGTTAGTAGGAGAAACCACTAATGTTTGGGCGGATATAGGATTTACAGTACCTAAGGTTTTAGTTGTTGATCACGAAATAAGTGTATTCGTACAGGCCGCTAATCCTTATTACGGAGCTATGATTCTAGATCAAGTAGATGGTGAACAGTATATCTGCTCAGGAAGTTACGACCCTCAGAAAAGTTACGAGAAAGTTGGTATTCGTAATTGGCCGATAGCGGACAGAAGTTCTATGGGGCTGGCGTTTGAGAATCTCCCAGCAGGTTACGAGCATCGGAGGTGTGTGCCGTTGGTCAGAAGAAACAAGAAGTATGTCTTGAGGGAGTCGAGTCTGATCAAACACAATGACTATAAGTATGCACCAGAGTTAAAACAGAAGGGAGTCAAACTACTGGACTACACTGAGCTGTTCGCACTTAACTGAGCTTGTTTATGACAACATCGCCCTCTGTCGAATCGACTTCTCCGAACGCCCTCGTCTCTGTACTTGAAGAGCGCGGTGGTCGTTACGGGTGCTTTGTAGACCACGCGGCGGTAAGCCAGAGGCTAAAAAGAGTTATTTGGGAAGAGCTAGCTACTAGAGATAAACAGCTAGCGGCTGATCAGGCAGAAGCTTTGGAGATGATTATGCACAAAATTGGGCGTATTATTAACGGTGACGCGGATTATGATGACAGCTGGCGCGACATTGCTGGGTACTCAATGCGAGTTTGTGATCGTCTGAACGGGGTCGTCCGATAGTAATCTTTCAGCGTTTACGCTAGACTCAAGAAAATAATTGTCTGATATGGATCTTCGAGCTTTTGGTAGTACTTATCCGTACCGAGGCGAGGTTCCGTACACTAGCGGCTTTGGTATCGTCCCTCCCGCCGCAGGGGGAACCCCTGTTAGGTTTTCAACCTGTAGAGCACTCTTCATTGAGTCGAAAGCTAATGGCACCGGAGGTTATTTAGCTGTTGAGTTTAGTGATGCCCCTGGTCAAGTAGTGGCAGCAGGTCATTTAAAGGGGGATCAGTTGTTTCCTCTTTCATGCACTGCGATTGTTAGCGGTGATGTCGCAGGCGTTTTTGTTCTTTACTGATGGCTGAAGTAGCTACTAAAAAAGATCCGCAGAAGTGGGCTCGGGCTAAAGCAAAAGCTCGTGCGAAACTCGGGGGGCATAGCGCTAGAGCTATGCAGTTAGCTACTAAATACTACAAAGATGCTGGCGGCACCTATTCTGGTGCTAAATCCTCTAAAAATCGTCTTTCCCGTTGGGGTAAGGAGGACTGGCAGACGCGTGAAGAGTACGAAAAGTCCGATAAATAGGCACTTAATAAGGTCATGACTGATTTAGCTCGCGAAAAAGGACGCACAGAACGCTACTTACCTCGTTCGGCTTGGGCGCAGCTTAGTCCTGAAGAGCGGAGGGCTACTGACGAGAAGAAAAAACAAGCCACCCGTGGCGATAAGCCCGTAAATACTCAGGTCCCCAACACTGAGGTTGCGCGACGAGCTAAGCGAAAGGCTTCAGCGTACATAGCTAGTAGATCGTCTTCCTAGTCTCCGTGTTTTACCTAGGAGGTTCATTATGTATTATCATAGTGACAGCTTTTGACTTCCGATGCTCTTCGATTGCTTTCTATACTTCAATGAAAAGGAACTTTTGGAACTTCGTTACGAGATTCTAAAAGACGTTGTAGATGGTTTTATAATTACAGATGCTAACAGAACTTTTAAAGGAGATCCAAAACCTTTTACGTGTGTAGATACGCTACGTGAACTGGGTATTCCGGAAGAGAAAGTTCAGGTACTGCACGTAGAACTACCTTCAAAGGAGGAGATCTTAAATCCTTGGGTCCGTGAATACGCTCAGCGTGATGCTCTGGCCGTAGGGATGCGTATGACTCCTCCCGATTCGGTCTTTTTCTTTAGTGATGTAGACGAAATCCCTAAGCCTGAGTCCCTTTTAAGCGCTGTTGAGCTAGCTAAGCAAGATTCTGAGCGGTGTGTTCGACTTTCAATGCCGATGTTCTATGGGCGAGCGGACCTTCGGGTAGTTAATCCAGCTGAGAGTAAAGATAAAGCCCCGAACAACTGGATTTGCGGCACAGTCGTACTGCATTCGCACTTGGATCAGACACTTTCGCAAATTCGGCGGAACGAGAACGATCTTGTTGTTGGTGACTGTGACGCCGGTTGGCATTTTTCTTGGATGGGAGACCGAGAACGCCTGAAAACTAAAGTTCAATCCTTTTCGCACTGCTATGACGACATCCCAAACTCCGTGGCTCCTGCGGACAGTCAAGAAATGTTAGATTTTATGGACTCGTACCACGCTTCTGCTGGTTCTACTGATCCCCTAGGCCGCACAGATCACATTTTGATTGATTACCCACATGAGTCTTTGCCGCCTGAGCTGTTTAGAATAGATCGAGTCAGAAGTTTTCTTCTTCCGGCTCCGAATTGACAGTAAACAGGTCTAGATCTAATGTCTGGTGACAGTCTGAGCCTCCGCAGCCGCTTTAACGAGATTCTTGAGGCGTCCCGTACTCAAGATCGTAGTAAGCAGTCGACAACTTTGGTTGTTCTGGGTCATCTTCAGCAGATGATCCTTTTGATGCTGAAAAAAGGGCTGTTTTTTTATTGCAATCAAGATACATACGAGGCTAGAACTAAATTTTTACAAAACTTAATTGAGTTAAACCGGCTAGACATTCGGTTTCCGGCGATTATTCGTAACTTCTTAATTGACGGTTGCGGATTATTCTATTTCAGACCTGACCCAAAGTTAAAGTACCAGATTTACTTCTTTAACAAGAATCAGTACCGGGTTTATCACGACTTAAACGGTGGTATTGAAGAAGTCGTAATTCTTTACAGTTATAAAGTCCGCAACTCGATGCTTGGGCTCCCTAGCGAGTCCATGAACCAAAATAAGCGCTACGTGCGGCTTTCTTTGACTGCGGATTCTATCTCTGAGTACGAATCCAACACGGAATTGAGTTTTGATCTAGAACCCGGCGGTTTACTGACTCCAAAGAGTAAGAAACCAAACGCCCTCGGGTTTATCCCCGCCGTGGAAGTTCTAAACAAGCCAAACGCCAGTGGAACTGAAGGTGAAGGCGAGTTTGAGCCTTTCATGGAAGCGATCGTGCTGCACGATCAGATGATGAACACGATTGCTAAGAATATTGAGTTCTTTGGTAACCCCACGCTCGTTAGCTCCCGTCCCCGTAGTGATCTGGTCGAGGCCACTGGGTCGGACCGTAATTTCCGCCCGACTATTAGTAGTCAAAGTGGTTTTGCGGGCATGGATTCGCCTTCTACTCGGGTTTCCGAGCCTTTTGGTGCA